ACAATGAGTGACTTAGTAATTTACAAAAAAAATGAAGCATCCCTTCAAGTTAAATGTGAGCAACATATTGCAAAAGAACTATCTGAATATTTTACGTTCTTTGTACCAGGTCACAAGTTTACTCCTACCTTTAGAAATAAAATATGGGACGGAAAAATACGTCTATTTGATTTAAGAAATAATTCTCTGTATCTTGGCTTGCTTGATTATGTTAAAGAGTTTAGCCAAGACAGAGAATATTCAATAGAATATACCGAACCATCTGTAGATGTAGAAGATGAATTCAGCAGATACCATGCTGAAAAGTTTGTAGATTCTTTAAAATTACAATCTCAAAATAAAGATATTCTTACGCACGACCATCAATTAGATGCGTTTATCAACGTTATGCAGAGGCGTAGAGCCCTTTTATTATCTCCTACAGCATCAGGTAAGTCTTTAATCATTTATCTCTTTATACGTCAGTTTATAGATTTTCAAGGACTAAAAGGTCTTATATTAGTTCCTACAACATCTCTTGTTGAGCAATTATATTCCGATTTTAAGGATTACTCTACTGAAAATGGTTTTGATACCGAATCTAATACTCAAAAAATTTATTCAGGTCAAGAAAAAACTTATGTTAAACCAATAACAATATCTACTTGGCAATCTATGCAACACATGCCAGATGAGTTTTTTCATCAATTTGATTTTGTAATTGGTGACGAGGCTCATTTGTTTAAAGCAAAAGAACTTACACGTATACTTTCTGCGTGTGTAAATACAAAATATAGGATAGGATTAACTGGAACATTAGACGGCACAAAAACTCACAAATTGGTATTAGAGGGTTTGTTTGGTACTGCAAAAAAAGTTATTTCAACTAAAGAACTTATTGATAAAGGTATTCTTTCAAGTTTTGAAGTTAAGTGTCTCGTATTAAAACATTCACCTGAGATGTGTGAAGAAATGAAAGATGCAACGTATCAAGAAGAATTAGAATATCTTATATTGAATGAACAGCGTAATAAATTTATAAAAAATCTTGCGGTAAGCATGAAGACAAATACGTTGGTCCTCTATCAAATGGTTGACAAACACGGCAAAATACTGTATAATATGATTAAGAATACAGAGAAGATTGGTGATAGAAAAATCTTTTTTGTTTCAGGTGGAACGGAAACAAATGAACGTGAAGAAATTCGAAAAATAGTGGAGAAAGAAAATGATGCTATTATTGTGGCTTCTTTTGGTACTTTTAGTACTGGAATTAATATTCGCAACTTACATAATATTATTTTCGCATCTCCATCAAAGTCACGAGTTCGCAATCTTCAATCTATTGGACGAGGTTTGCGAAAATCGGAAGGTAAAGAAACTGCTACGCTTTATGATATAGCGGATGATTTGAGACATAAGAAACATACAAATCATACACTAAGACATTTCATGGAACGGGTTGATATATATAATGAAGAGAAGTTCCCTTTTAAAATCTACAATATAGGACTTAAAAATGGATAATAGCAACGTAAGAATAGTCAGACTAAAAAATGGTGAGGATATTCTTTGCAATCTTCTTATCAACGAAGACAAGGTTTTAATTAATCTTTTAGAACCAATGTTACTTTCTACTGAGGTTCACTTCAATGAAGAACACTTGGTATTAACAAGTTGGCTTCCAGTTTCTTTGATTAAAGAAAATAGGTCAGTTATACCTATTACTGAAGTTCTTTGTGTAATGCAACCAAATGATGAGTTAATTGAGTACTATAATGAAATGATGAAGAAAATGAATTCATCATTAATAGTAAAAGACATGGATGATTTGACTGAAGAAGAAACCATGCAAATGATGGAAGTTATGGATGAAATGAAGAGTACTAAAGGATTGGTAATTCATTAAATTAATAATCTTTAACAGGATACATAGCCAGTGTAGCACTTGTCAAGCACTTTGTCAATACTTTTTACGGTAAACTTGAATGAAAAAAACTAAAGAATATGTTAACAATGCTGATTTTACTCAAGCATTAATTGATTATAAAATAGCATCGGAAGAGGCGAAAAGACTCGGCAAACCGAAACCAAAGATCCCGAATTACATCGGCGAATGTTGGATGAAGATTGCCGAGAATTTCTCGCACAAACCTAATTTTATTAATTACCCACATCGGGAAGAAATGGTATCAGACGGTATAGAAAACTGTCTAATGTATTTCGAAAACTTTGATCCCAATAAATCTAAAAACCCATTTGCTTATTTCTCACAAGTTGTATTCTATGCTTTTTTACGCAGAATAGACAAAGAGAAAAAACAGCTATACGTTAAATACAAATCAACAGAAATGATTGGTGTTCTAGATGAACACGAACAGAATGATTTTGAAGATGGTACTTCAAGACAATTTCAACTATATGATAACATAGGTGAGTTTATTACTACCTATGAAAAAACTAAAAAAGCCAAACTTGCCAAAACAAAGAAAAAAGCAAAAGGTCTTGAAAAATTTATTAAGGAGACGGTATGATTGATTACAACGGTTTAAAAATAGGCTTCACATGTTCTTGTTTTGATTTGTTTCATGCCGGACATGTAATGATGTTGAAAGAGGCAAGAACACAATGCGACTATTTAATTGTAGGTCTACAATCTGACCCTACCATTGATAGACCAGAAAAAAATAAACCGGTACAAACATTACTAGAACGGTATATTCAACTTGAAGGTTGCAAGTACGTGGATGAAATAGTTCCCTATTCCACCGAAAAAGAGTTGATGGACATCTTGACAAGTTACCCAATTGATGTTAGAATAATAGGAGAAGAGTACAGGGACAAGCAATTTACCGGTTTTAACCTATCAATGTCTGTGTACTTCAATTCAAGACAACACAGTTTCAGTACAACAGAACTAAGACAACGTGTATTAACAGCAAACACTAAATCATTACTACCGACTAAATAATCGTTTTGAGCACCAAACTATACTAAAGCGTGAACTTAAAGAAAAGACTAAAGTGACAAAACATTTGTACAACAAATACTATCTTAATGGTATTGATCCGGAATCTAGAATTGGTTCTAACGGACCAAACCCAAATAACATGAACTTTTTGAAAGGAGGTGTCTGAAATGAAAGTAGCTATCATAACGGACCAGCATTTTCGGTGTTAGAAACGATTCTCCTCAATTTTTGGATTATTATGAGAAATTTTATAAGGATACTTTTTTTCCTAATCTCGATAGTAGTTCTATATCTACTCTTTTGGTACTTGGGGATACGTTTGACCGGCGTAAATATGTCAACTTTAATACATTAAAAAGATCAAAAGAAATGTTCTTTGATGAACTTCTAAAAAGAAACATCAAAGTTCATATGTTAGTTGGTAATCACGATACTTTTTTTAAAAATACTAATGAAGTTAATTCTGTAGACCTTTTATTAAAGTCTTATAGCAATATTGAAGTTATTGAAGAACCAAAAACAATCACTATTGATGGTTTTGAAATTTGTATGTTGCCATGGATATGTGCCGAAAACTATCAACAAAGCATGGATGAAATAAAAAATACACGAGCAACTATTTGTATGGGTCATTTAGAGATTGCTGGTTTTGCAATGTATCGTGGTATGCACTCACATGAAGGATTAAGTAGCGAACTTTTTAATAAATTTGAATATACTTTTTCTGGACATTATCACCATAAACATAATTTTGCTAACATTTATTATTTGGGCAATCCTTATGAACTTACTTGGCAAGATTATTCTGATCCTCGTGGGTTTCATACATTTGATTTTGAAACTCTTGAAGAGCCTTACTTTATAGAAAATCCTAATCAAATGTTTCATAAAATAATGTATGATGATAAAGCAGAAACGGTAATTGATATAAATGCCAAAAATTTAGATTGTTATGCCGATACTCACGTTAAAGTGGTAGTAGTTAATAAAACAAACCCATATTTGTTCGAGAAGTTTGTAAATCGTTTATACCAAATCAATCCTGCCGATGTTACTATTGCCGAAGATTTTTCGGAGTTGACAGAAGACTTAAATTCTGATACAATAGACCAAGCAGATGATACTTTGTCAATTTTAAACAAGTATGTTGATACTATCAAAGAAGACCATATTGACAATAGTAAACTCAAAAACATTTTCAAAGAACTATACGTAGAAGCATTGAATCCTGATACAGAATGATATTATTTAAAAAGATACGTTGGAAGAATTTTCTATCCACCGGTGCTCACTTTACTGAGATTGATTTTACCAAATCTACAAACACGTTGATTATTGGTCACAACGGTGCGGGTAAGTCTACAATATTAGATGCATTATGCTTTGTATTGTTTAACAAACCTTATCGAAAAATAAACAAAACACAGATACCCAACTCTATTAATAATTCAGATTGTGTTGTGGAAATTGAGTTTGATGTTGGTACTAAGAAATATAAAGTTATACGAGGTATCAAACCTAATACGTTTGAGATTTTCTGTAACGGTGTTTTGGTGAACCAGGATGCGAAAGCAAAAGACTATCAAGAACATCTAGAGAAATTTATTCTTAAATTAAATTACAAGTCTTTTACGCAAGTAGTCATCCTTGGTTCCGCTTCTTTTGTTCCGTTTATGCAGTTAGAAACAAAAGACCGTAGAACAATTATTGAAGATTTATTAGACATTGAAATATTTTCTGAAATGAATGTTATTCTTGCCGATAAATTAAAGATTACTAAAAATAATTTAATACAAAATACGAGCGACAGAAAACTAAAAACTGAATTAATTAAAACTAATGAAGGTTTCATTGAACAACAAAAACAATCACATGCAGAAGAGATTGAAACGAAAAGAAAAGAAATTGAAGAGTCATCTAATATCATTGAGAAGTTACAATCCGACATTAAACTTATTAATAAGCATATTTCGGTTTTACAATCTAAAATACAAGACAAGGAATCAGTTGAAGGTAAGACAAAAAAACTTTTTCAACTTGAGGCAAAGATTGAATCTAACATAAAAAAAATCAATAAGGATATTGAATTCTATGAAAAAAACGACCATTGCCCAACCTGTAGACAATCAATCGAATCAGGATTCAAAACAACACAAGTATCTGAACGTCAAAGTAAAGTCGATGTTCAACAAAAGGGTCTTAAAGAAATTACAGAGGAAATTAACAAACGAAACGAACGATTAACAGAGATTTCTGGTATTGTTAAACATATTAACGCACACAACAATGAAGTTATAACACACAATTCAACTGTATCGGCAACTCAAAGATACATAACAAAATTGCTAAAAGAAATTGATGAGTTATCTATTAAAAGAGATACATTAACAGAAGAAGCCGGTATAAAAAAACTAAGAACTGAATTAGAATCATTGCAATTAGACCATGAAGAACTTCATAAAACAAAACAGTATTATGATTTTGCATCAACACTATTGAAAGATACTGGTATTAAAACTAAGATAGTTCGTCAGTATTTACCAATTATGAATAAGTTAATCAATAAGTATTTGACTGCAATGGACTTTTTTGTTAATTTTAATATCAATGAAAATTTCGAAGAGACAATTAAATCAAGACATCGTGATGAATTTAGTTATTCTAATTTTTCAGAAGGTGAAAAACTTAGAATTGATTTGGCATTATTATTTACCTGGCGTGAAATTGCTAGAATGAAAAACTCTACAAATACTAATCTTTTAATACTTGATGAAGTGTTTGATTCTAGTCTTGATATTGCCGGCACAGAAGAGTTTTTGAAATTACTCAATCAACTTGGTACTGATACTAACTTGTTTGTAATTTCACATAAGGGTGACCAACTATTTGACAAATTCCGGTCAGTAATTAAATTTGAGAAAAAAACCAATTTCAGTAGGATCGTAAAATGAGTGAATTTAAATTAATAATTGAAGAAGATAAACCAGCTAAAGTTAATACCAAAGCTGATGATGTTATTAGTTTTGATACAAGTAAGGCACTTGAGATTAAAACCGAAAAACCGAAAAATATAATTCCTTTGGTGCCTGAGTATCACCCAATATTAAAAGAAGCGATGCCTGAGTTTGATTTTTCAAAGCCTCCTGTAAACCCAAATGAACTGGCATCTGCACTTGTTGATACCTGTATAGAAAATAAAGGTTATGGATTATCTGCAAATCAATGCGGACTTAAGTATCGTGTATTTGTGATGGGTGCCGGTGATGAATATGTTGCGTTCTTTAACCCAAAATTACTGGCAACACGAGGTGAAATTCATATGGAAGAAGCCTGTTTATCTTTCCCTTTATTAAATCTTTTTGTTACGAGAGCGGCAGAAATAGATGTTGAATACCAAGACTTTAACGGACTGGTAAAAAAAGCAACTTTTAACGGTATAAGTGCAAGATGTTGGCTACATGAGCTTGACCATATGAACGGAATAGTGTATACTGATATTGTAAAGCCTTTAGCCTTACAACAAGGGTACAAAAGACGTATGAAAACTTTAGGTAAATTAGGATACAAATTTAAAAAGATTAAAAAATGACACAATATTATTATGAAAAGAATCAAAAACTACTTGATTCGAATGTGAATGTAACGTTTGACGAAATACTAAAAATGACTACTGACGAGTTTCGTCAATGGGTAATTGATTTGCGTAAAACTGTAGTAGACTTGTGGGACAATAAAAACTTACCTCCTAGAGTCGGTTACAACAAAAAAGAAATTATTGGTCAATTTGCCGATATGCCATCATTTCCGGTTCACAAATTCTTAGTTAAAGATGAGCTAACAGGTGAAAGAGATGTCATCAGAAACACAAGCAACATAGGTAATGCAGTTAATCAATGGTTTCCTACCATGATGAAGACTCGTATTAATTATTCTAAAAATGATGATGGTAAATCAATATATGATTATTTTGCCAAACCTGAATTGTTAGAAACTTTTGTAACGTATGCATCGAGACATTTCAAACGTGATTCATTCTATCATTACTCTCTTGTCGTAAAATCGAACAATACAGAATACGTTAATAGTCTACCTGTTAGTGAATCTGGTAAAGAATGGATTCAACAATTTGAAAATACTTTTAGAAAACAAGGTAAATATGACTATTGGCTACAATCAAAAGATATATCTGCTGAATATGATGGTTATAGTGAAGAACTTAAAAATACAAAGTATCTCACAGTAAGCAAGTCAGATATTGAAAGTCTTGGTGATATTATACCAGAACTTTGCAAGTCAAATTTAAATTTTGATAAATCTGAACATGCTGTAATTAGATTCTATGAACACGGTCAGAAACTCTTTCCTATAGGTTTAAAAGCATTTAGAGTATCTTTCTGTCAGTATGCAGTTAACTTCCCGCCATTGACAGCCAAATACTTGTATGAGCGTTTTACAGAGTCATTTAAAGACCAAGATTTAATTAAAATATACGACCCATCATCGGGATGGGGTGGTAGACTTCTTGGTGCAATGAGTGTGAAAGATGATAGAAAAGTTCTTTACATCGGCACAGACCCAAATACAGATCATACAACAACAGTCGGTAGAACTAAGTATGATGAGATTGCCGACTTCTACCGTAAGAATGTTAAGAAAGGTGGACTGTTTGCACATACAGTACAACAAACTAAGACTGAAATATATCAGTTAGGTTCTGAGGTTATACAATTTAACGAAAACTTTCAAAAACATAAAGGTACAATCGATTTAATCTTTACATCACCACCATATTTTGCTAAAGAGGCTTATTCAGAAGACCCTGAACAGTCATACAAAAAGTTCGGTCAATATGATGCATGGAGAGAAGGATTTCTACGACCAACATTAGAAACAGCAGTAGAATGGTTAAAGAATGATAGATATCTTTTGTGGAATATTGCCGATGCAGTATTTGGTGGTGATATGTTACCGCTTGAAAAAGATAGCCAAGATATTTTAGAATCGTTGGGTATGGTATATAAAGGCAAGTTAAAAATGTCTTTAGCACAGATGCCTGGTGGTAACCGTGTTGATTCTGAAACAGGATTACCCAAAGCAAAGAATTTCTGCAAAGTGAATGGTTTATGGTTGAAATACGAACCGGTATTTGTTTTCTATAAACCGTAAGTATGCCGCAGAAACAGTTGACAAAAGTATTAAATACTGTTACAATTGTCAGACTCAAGCAATTGAGTTTTATTAATTTATTATAAGGAATATAAAATGACTACATTATCCGCAAAACAAAAAATGCTTAATGCGTTGAAAGAACAACAAACATTCACAGTTGCTCAAGGTAGAGTACGTTTTGGTGTTGCAAACATTCCAGCACGTATTGAAGAACTTCGCAAAGAAGGTCATTGCATTTACACTGGTAGACGCCGTAATAGTGAAGGCAAAACTGTTAACTATTACACAATGGGACCAGCAACTAAGTCTCTAGTGCAGTATGCTTTGGCAGCCGGCTATTCTTTTAGCCGCCGTAGTAATGGTAATCCATTAGCGGCCTAAGTTCGTGGGATGCCTTAGGGCATCCTTTTTTTATTATTTGGAGAGCAAATGGAAATTTCAATAAAAAAAGAAGAGTTACAAAAAAAGAGTCTATTTGTAGCCACGCCAATGTATGGTGGAAATAATCATGGGTTATATGCTAAAGCCTGTTTAGACCTACAAGCAATTTGTATGCAATACGGTATTCGCATTAAGTTTTCATTTCTCTTCAATGAATCCTTAATTACTCGTGCTAGAAATTATCTAGTTGATGAATTCTTGCATCGTTCAGATTGCAGTCATCTATTATTCTTAGATGCCGATATTCACTTTAATCCGCAAGATGTTATTGCAATGTTAGCTTTAGATAGAGAAGTTATTGGTGCACCATATCCTAAGAAAGCAATTAAATGGCGTTCAGTTAAGAAAGCCTTAGAAAGAAATCCTGATATTGAGCCACAGTTGCTAGAAAACGTAACTGGTGATTATGTGTTTAATCCTGTTAAAGGTACTGCACAATTTAACGTAACAGAACCTTTAGAAGTTATGGAAATTGGTACAGGCTTTATGATGGTTCAACGTGAAGTATTTCCTAAATGGGAAGAAGCATATCCTGAGTTCAGATATAAACCAGACCACGTTGGTCAAGCACATTTTGACGGTACTCGTTACATTCACGCATACTTTGATACTGTTATCGATAAAGTTTCTGAGCGTTATTTGTCAGAAGATTATATGTTCTGTCAATGGTGGAGAAACATCGGTGGTAAAATCTGGTTGTGCCCATGGATGAAAACAGACCATATTGGTACTTATCACTTCAAAGGTGATATGCCAGCAGTTGCCAATTTTGTTGGAGAACTATAATGCAACAGGCCGACATAGTGAAAGCATCACAAACTGCTACAACTGGCGGCCGTAAGTTTGATGGTAACAAACTAGAATATGGTTTGTTACCACCTCTTGCTTTAAAGGAAGTTGTTAAAGTACTTACTTTCGGTGCAAACAAGTACGAAAGAGATAATTGGAAACATGTACCTGATTCTAAAAGAAGATATTATGATGCCGCACAAAGGCATCTGTGGGCATGGAAAGAGGGAGAACAAAACGATCCCGAAACAAGTATGAACCATCTTGCACACGCATTGTGTTGCCTGATGTTTTTATATGAGCATGATGTTGTTTATTCTGCCGAAGAAACGAGAATAGATTACCTTGCAAATAAAGCTAAAAAAGCATATAATGATAATGTACATATATAATGGAGAAAAGAATGAAATTATCGAATGAAACAATCGATACCCTAAAGCATTTTGCTGGTATCAATCAGAACATAGAGTTCAAAAAAGGTAAAGTGCTAAAAACAGTTTCACCTTTGAAGAACATTTTAGTTAAAACAACAGTCAAAGATGATTTTCCTGAAGATTTTTGTATCTACGATTTGAATCAATTTCTTACAGTACATACACTTTACAAAGATACTGAAATCGATTTTAAAGGTAATGATATTGTTTTTAAAAGCCCTGGCGCAAAAAGCAAGATTAATTATCGTAAAGCCGCAAAGAACAATATCGTTTGTGCACCTGATGGCGACCTAGAAATTGATGAGCCTCTTGCAGAATTTGTTCTGACTGAAGATGTTATTAATTCTTTGTTAAAGAGTGCCCATGTGTTGCAACATCCTGATGCGACTATTGAATCTGACGGTACAAAATTATATGCAACATCTTTTGAATCTAAGAATGATGCATCACATATCAACAAGATTGAAATCGGTGACTATGATGGTGAATCTTTCAAAGCAGAATTCAAAGTTGAAAATCTTAAATTAATTCCTGGTACATATAACGTAATTTTTAGCGAAAACTTTGCCCAATTTACAAATCAGAAAGTTGATTTGATTTATTGGATTACACTTGAATCTTGGGAATAATTATGACTTTAAAAGTAAATACCTTATACGGCACATTTGATGAAGATCAACTTAAAGAACTAAAGGGTAGTGTTGAAGAGATTGTTGTTTGTCTAACTAGAATTCAAGCACAGAATGAATCTATCCGAGATATTGTTGACTTGACATTTGACCACTTAAAGATACCTAAGAAAATCATTAAGAAAATGGCAAAAGCAAAATTCAAACAAAACTTTCAAGCAGAAGTTGCGGAGAATACTGAGTTTGAAAATCTTTATGGTACATTGCAAGATATCAAATAAGTCATAGAATCTTGCATATAGCACTTGATGCTTAATTTTTTATATTATATTATGGAGTATTTGAATGAAAGACCACATGTTATGGGTAGAGAAGTATCGCCCACATAAAATTGAAGATTGTATTTTACATCCTTCAATCAAAGAAACGTTTCAACAATATGTAAAAGACGGTAAAATACCTAACTTGCTACTTGCTGGCGGTCCTGGTATCGGTAAAACAACTGTTGCAAAAGCCTTGTGTGATGAAGTTGGTTGCGATTATCTAGTAATCAATGGGTCAGATGAATCCGGCATAGATACGTTTAGAATCAAAATTAAACAGTATGCATCATCGATGAGTTTTGGGGGTGGACGCAAGGTTATCATTATAGATGAGGCTGACTATCTAAACCCAAATTCAACCCAACCAGCGTTGCGTGGTGCAATGGAAGAGTTCTCTAAGAACTGTTCGTTCATCTTTACGTGTAACTACAAGAACCGTATCATTGCACCGTTACATTCTAGGTGTGCAGTAGTCGATTTTAAGACTAACGGTTCTAAGAAAGAACTAGCAACACAATTTTTTAAACGTGTTGAGTATATTCTCAATGAAGAAAATATCACATTCAAGAAACCTGTTGTTGCCGCACTAGTAGCAAAATACTTTCCAGACAATCGTAGAATTCTTAATGAATTGCAAAGATATTCTGCTGGCGGTACAATTGATGAAGGTATTTTATCGTCTGTAGGAGAACTTCAATTAGGTGAATTAGTCAAATCATTTAAAGAAAAGGACTTTTCTGGCGTTCGTAAATGGGTTATTAACAATCTTGATAACGACCCAACTCGTATCTTTAGAACAATCTATGACACCTTGTATGACGAATTAAAGCCTAATTCTGTACCTGAACTCGTTTTAATTCTTGCAAAATATCAATATCAAGCGGCATTTGTTGCAGACCATGAGATTAATCTAATGGCTTGTTTTACCGAGATTATGATTAACATGGAGTTTAAATGAAATGCCGGACATGTTTAAGGAGATTATACCCTCCATACTCCAAACTAAGAAATCTGTAATAAATGATGAGATAGACCAAAAAGACTATAAATCGTTTATTATTAATCGTTCGCTGTCTTATCATAGCGACTGTGTGTTGTTTGTCAATGAAATCAATAAGTTCCCTGAACTTGATGTGGACATGCAATACCAGTATCTTTTGAATTCTATCCGCCCAATGAAAAGAAAATTTCAACCATGGCAGAAATCCGAAAAGGAAAAGGATATTGACTATGTAAAACAGTATTTCGGTTATTCCAATCAAAAGTCTAAAGAGGCCTTACGCATCTTAACTAAAGACCAGATTTCCGATATTAAATTTCGCCTTGATGTTGGCGGAATTTTGAAAAATACTAAATAATTATATTAGCAAAAACTATAATTACATATGTATAAAATATCAAAGAAATCATGCAAAAACTGCGGTACTTTTGAAAAGTACGCATCCAATAATCATTGCATTTTTTGTTTAAAAGAAAAACAAAAAAAGAAAGGCAATCAATATGCTAAAAAGTATAGAGAAACTCATAAGGATAGATTAAGTGAAAAAAGAAAATCTGAGTATGGTCTATTCGGTAAAAAGTTCAAATACTTGATGTGGTCTAGAGCAAAGGCTAGAGCCATCGAGAAAAATTTACCTTTTGATATTGAGCTTTCAGATATTGTTATTCCTGATTTTTGCCCAGTGTTAGGAATTTCTTTTGAGGTGGGGAAAAAAGGAAGAGGACCAAGTGACACATCACCTTCATTGGATAGGATTGTTCCCGAGAAAGGTTATGTTAAAGGCAATATTGAAATAATTTCTTTTAAGGCTAATAGGATAAAATCTGATGCTAATGTTGAAGATTTAGAGAAGGTTCTAAATTACATGGTAACTAAATATAGCAATAACAATAATAATAACGGAATGAAAAAATGATTAATATTACCGATTTAGTTGAGGTGACTTTGAATGAAAAAGATGATTTTCTCAAGGTCAGAGAGACTCTAACTCGTATCGGTGTAGCATCCAAAAAAGACAGAACATTATACCAATCTTGTCATATATTGCACAAGAAAGGTCTTTACTACTTAGTGCACTTCAAGGAATTGTTCGCACTTGATGGAAAGCCTACCGATATCACAGAAAACGATTTATCACGTAGGAACGCTATTGCAAACCTATTAGAAGATTGGGGTCTGATTAAGATAGTCAAAAAAGAACAAACAGCAACGCCAGAACCAATCTTTTTGTCGCAAGTCAAAATTCTATCTCACAAAGAAAAGAATGAGTGGCAATTAGTACCGAAATATAATATCGGTAAAAAACCTCAAAAGGATTGATTTCTAGTATAAATACTGATATAATTATGTGTCGTGCCAATTTTGGGCGACAATTTCAACAACTCGCTTTTTAAGGAGCTATAATGACAAATCTATTATCTACACTAGAAAATTTCCATAAATCTTTCGATCCATTTGCAATTGGGTTTAATGATGTTTTTGACCAACTCAAAGTAGCATCAAAATCAATCCCTGGATATCCCCCATACAACATCAGACAAGTTAAAGAAAACAAGTATGTCATTGAAATGGCAGTTGCAGGTTTTGCTAAAACTGATATTGATGTTTCGCTTGAGGGTAATAAATTAGTGGTCAAA